GAAGCTGAGCGGCCAGAATGGCGATGAATTCATTGGCGCGATGATGCTCCAGTTTGAACGCTACAGCGACGGCGACGTCCTGCGGGCCGTGGGGCGTGTGATTGACAGCGCCGACTCCATGCCGAGCGTGACGATGATCAAGAAAGAAGTTAAGCGGAGAATCAACGCCGTGCCGGACTACCAGGCACTGCCGGAAGCCCCGGTAAACGAAGCCGGGCGCAAGCGCATCCACGATATGATTAGTGGCCTCAGAAGCCAGTGGACGAAGCGGCCGGACAAGGAAAAGAAACCGCCGTCGCTGGACGACGTGCCGAAAGACATTGTCGAATTCGCCCGCCGGGCTGTTCCCGGAATCCCGGACGAACTGATTGTCAAGAACGCCCCCGCCTTTAAAGAAGGAATGGCCTGCAACATGCGCATGGGTAACGAATACATGCGGTTTTGGCTGGACCCGAACACGGGGCTTGTGAGCATAACCGTCGTCATAAAGAGAGGGGCAGCAAGATGAGTAAATGCATGGTGTGCGGGGATGAATTCTACCCGCAATATAAAGCACAGCGGTTGTGCCAGTCCTGCCTCGATAAATTTACAAAGAGATACTGGGACTGGAACGCCTACCGAAAACAGGGCTATACACGCCGGCCTACCTGCATTGTATGTGATAAGCCTATGATGAGCGGATTCAGCGTATGCCCGGACTGCCGTTCCATCTGGAAAAAGATTTATTACCAGATCATGCGGCCAAAAACGCTCATCCAGGCGCGTAATCGCATGAAAAGGACAAGGGCGTCCGTAGCGGCCTTTGAAAGCCGACTCCGGACGGGACTCGATGATGACATTGCGGCCGCCCGTAAAGCGGGATTGTCATACGGCGCTTACATGGTCCGCAAGAAAGGGCTGATACGATGAACGCTATCAGCCGCGCCCTGGCGAAACAGGACAGGCAGCGCATGGAAGTACGGCGTGAAGCCGGGGCCGAAAGCGGTACGGACTGGGCGACGACATTATTGTTCAGCTGCCTTCACGATAAATACGGATTCGGCCGCAACCGGTTCGCCGCGATGAACGACATGTGGGAGCATCTCGACGAATTCCAGGAAGGCTTCATTTACGACTGGCGTGACGAACTATGTGAACACGGATTCGACCGTTTTCTCAATGAACGTATCGCCGAACGGATGCAGAAAATGATAACCGGCCGGACGCGCGATCTGAAACTCATGGCGAAGACACGCGACATGATAGCCGGGGTAGCCATCGTCGTATTCTGGACGCTGTACACGAAATATAGATGGCGTGACAAACGCCTAAAGGATTTGCAGAACTACTACAAAGACAAAGTTTACGTACTGACTCATAACGAAGTGCCCATATGGGAATTCATGAAATGCCTCAATGTAGAGTGCAACATAGATTACCCGGCACTGGAAGCGTATGAGAAGCAGAACGGACCAGTCGATATATACCACGGCAATCGTGGAGAATACCAGAAAAAGGAGTGATAGACAATGAATACAATCACAGTAATCGGCAACATTGGCAAGGACCCGGAAAGCCGGGTCACCGCCAAAGGGACGCCCGTCGTGACGTTTTCGGTAGCGGATAACAAAAAGCTGCCGGGGACGAGCGGCAAGAGCAAGGAAGACTGGACAAGTCAATGGTGGTACTGCACCGCTTTTAAAGAGCTGGCAGAAGCCATTGCCCAGGACGTCAAGCGCGGCAATCGCGTAGAAGTGACAGGCAAGATAGATATGCATGAATACACCGCTAAGGACGGTACACAGAAAGTAGCGTATAACTTGCTTGTCAATCGCATTGCGAAGGTTGTACGGCCAATGAGGGCCAATAACGGCGGTTTTAGCAACATGGGTAGCGAAGCCGCCGACGAAGAAATCCCATTCTAGAGAGGAGCAATCAAAATGAAAAACATCACAAAGAAGCAGTTTATCGACACGGTAGCACAGCGGAGCGGCAAGACGAAAGGCACTTGCGCCCGTATCGTGGATGAAATGTTGGGTACTATCGCCGACCTCGTAGCGCAGGACCATAAAATCACGTTCGTGGGATTCGGTACATTTGAAAAGAAGTACGTAGCACCGCGCACGACGCGCAACCCCCAGACCGGGGAAATGATGGAAACGACCGGCCATAACAGCATGAAATTCAAAGCCGGTTCGATTCTGAAAGAACGGCTTAATCAGTAGGCGGTGATGCAATGTGACACGCTGCTATTACTGTCATAAGAAGCTCACGGGCTACCGGCACTATGTGGTGACGGTAGACGGGAAGCTCATGCCGGTATGTGCAGATGATCGGGAATGTCGGCCACGGGCGATAAAGTGCCACGGGCCGCGACCCGGCGTCGCACACCAGGCAAGGGATAAAGTGTTAGAAAGGAACAAGCATAAATGATGGACATTAAAATCAAGAAAATCCTCGACAATTACAGCAAAGACGACGTGAAACTGCCGCTCATCACGGAAGGCAACGCATGCTATGACTTTTACGCGCCCGCGAAATTCGTCATCTATCCCGGTGAACACGGCGTCAAGATTCCGTCGGGACTGGCTTTTGAAATCCCGGAAGGCTATTGCATGATGCTCTTCATGCGGTCAAGCTACGGCGCAAAGCGGGAACTGCGGCTGTCAAACGCCGTGGGAGTCGTCGACAGCTCGTACCGCGGCGAAGTACAGGGCCTTTTCGATAACATCGGCGATAAGCCGGAAATCATCGAAAAGGGAGAACGCTTTATGCAAGGCAAGTTGGTACAGAATATCCCGATTCGTTGGAAAGAAGTGCAGACGCTGACAGATACACAGCGCGATCAAGGCGGATTCGGTAGTACCGGAAGATAGGAGGAACAGGAATGATTAATGACAAGATGGCCAAGATGGCCGTAAACACGCTAAAAACGTATTGCGACGTAAAGACATGTCGCGATTGCGTCATATTCGATGCGTGCCAACAAACGAATGGCAGTTTTCGGCATTCTGATGGCTACGACACCGTGGGAACATTTGAAGACTGGCAAAAATCCCCCCAAAAGACTCCAAAGTTCGACGTTGTGCTCTATGATAGCCCCATTTTTTCGAGCTACATGGAACGTGTTGCCGAAAAAGAAGCCGAAAAAGTAGGACTTAATCTTATAGGCGGATTAGATAAGGTTAAATGTTATCCGAACGGAACTATCAAAGTATGGTACAAAAGAGAAGACGGCGAAACGATTTACAAGGGAAAAGCGAAATGCCACCCGAATGACGCATTTAACCCGGAAATAGGGATAAAACTGGCGGTGCAAAGGATAGTTGAAAAGCTGAACAAGCTGTTCGTTCCGGAAGAAAACGAAGTTTATTATTATGCTGATGATGAGAACCGCATCTATAGCACCATCAATCACAATACGAACACAGATATTTTGAATATCGCAGTCGGTAACTGCTTCAGGAAACGTAAAGAGGCGCATGCCAATAAAGAATCCATCAGGAAACGTATTGAAAGAGCTACGGAACTGTTGAAGACGTTACGGGATGAAGGAGATGAATAACATGGAACTTTTTTTCATGCACGATTATCCGAGGCCAGGGGAAAAATGGAAGCACTTCAAAGGCCATATCTATGAAATCATCTGCATTGCAGGAGATACAGAGAGAGACGGGCTGGACGTGGTGTACCAGGATACCCAAAAACCTAAACTCATCTGGGTGCGGCCACTGCGAATGTTCATGAGTGAAGTGGACCACGAAAAATATCCGGAAACGACCTGGAAATGGCGTTTCATGAAGGTGGGGGATGCAAATGAATGATGTACAGCACCCGAACCACTACACCTGGCGCGGTACGGAATGTACCAAGGCCATTGAAATCATGACCAGCGGAGCGACGGGAGCTAATGCCATGTACATCGGCAATATCGTCAAGTACCTGTACCGCTACCCGGCGAAAGGGACACCACTAAAAGACCTCATGAAGGCCCGGCAGTATTTAGATTTTTTGATTACAAGCGAAAAGGAGCATGAAAACCATGACTAAAGCAGAAAGAATCAACCTCGAAGCCACATTGGCGACTATTTTGGGTATCAGCAGC